ACAGTCTGTTTAGACACACCAATTTGCCTGGCAAAATCTTTTGCTGATATTTGGCTCAATGTAAGGTAGTCCGCAAGTTTCATTATTTTATCCGTAGTATTTAAGTGTTATAAGTAACTTTTATTCGTTTAATAACGATATATAAAAGATATTTTTTGTGAAATGATTTATAAGTTTTATTTATAAAAATTGTGAATAAGTTAATTTTTTCTTAACAGTGCATGACATATTAAGTAAAGTTTTTCTTATGACATTTGTCATGTATCACAAACTTGCGGACTAACTTGCGGAGGAATCAATAATGCACGGAGATCAAACACAAATTGCACATCGATTGCAGGAACTGCTAATCGCTAATAATATGAAACAAACCGAATTAGCAACTCATTTAGATGTAGACCCATCTGTGATATCAACATGGATCAATGGTCGCAGAACTATTCCACAAAAAAATATAGAAGATATAGCAAATGTATTTGGGTTACCTTTACCTGATGTACAACACTTTGGCTGCGAAATACCTATACTTGGTGAGGTCAGAGAAAATTACCAAGTGTGGGATTACGATACATTAACATCTAAGAAACGTGTAAAATGTAAAACAGTATTTTTACCACATGATTGCGTTGGCTATATATATGTATCAGAAACTCCATTTAATTGGCGAGATCAAATGATATTTATAGCAAGGATTCGTAAGGGTGGCATGGTTGACCAACGTAAAATACACATTAAGAGTGATGGTAGAATATGCTTAGTCGCAGTCGATAATAAAAAAATGATTGCAATACCAAGAAAAAAACAAGATGGCTCATGGGATCTATTTGCCCTTGGCGATAACAGAATATTAGTACAAAGTGCAGACGTGCAATATTCTGTGCCGATACTTTGCCAATTACCAAATTGGTCTGTGTTGCCGTATGGTTTTCACGAAACATTAGAATATTAAAAGTACAGAACAAAGAAACCCTCTCACCTTAATGAGAGGGTTTCTTTTTGTATACTTGGCGGAGAGGGAGGGATTCGAACCCTCGATGGAGTTCCCCCCATGCTGCTTTTCGAGAGCAGTGCTTTCAACCACTCAGCCACCTCTCCTTGTAAATATTCTTATACATATCAAATTTATAGTTGTCTAATAATAATATTAGCCGAAATCAACACCCAATTTTATTTGTGAATTGAGTTTGGATTCAGGAACTCTTGTTTCTTTGAACTGTGTATATATTGAATCAGTAACGGCAGAGCCAACAGTATGACCGATCATCATTTGTAATTTGGTATGATGCTCCAATGAGAAGTTTTCTATACTATCTCTAAAACTACACACGTAATGTCGCCTGAACGCATGGAACGTCAGCCCTGTTGGTTTACGTTCGTGGGGGAATGGGTACTCATTGTGATGTACGTATTTATCGTAAGCATCTGACCATAAATCAGCATACCATCTACGTAGTGTTGTATATGATGGACTATACCCATCATGCCCTGACAAGATGTATTTAAATCTCATCCCCTCACGTCTGTCGCAAGACCTACCATCTTGTCGCTCAGTTGTATTTGTCGGTGTATTAAAAGCACCCCCCCAATGATATGTATTTGGTGTAAATTCTTCTATGCCTTTTTTTAATTCATAGAGAGTTTGCAAATGTGTTGGGTCGATATCCATACAACGAAACTCACCCATTTTTGTATCAGTAGGTTTAATTTTACTATTACGTATTTGTAAATATGGTACAGAATTTTCTTTTATGACAAGGTCTGACCATTTCAAATTCTGAATCTCATTGATCCTAGCACCTGTGATTGTCAATAAAAATAACATCATTTTTTGATGTGGCGAATTAGCGACAGAATACAACCTAGTGATTGTATGATGTTCGTTAGGCACTTCAGATCCTAACTCAAAAAATAACTTAGTTTTCTTTTCTGACTTTGGTACTGCAAATAATTTTATGGGTTTAAATACATTATAGTTTGTTGGAAAGATATCCTCTGAAATTGCATAATCAACAACTTGTTGCATTTTCTTTTTTATACGATTCCTTTTATCTATAGTAATGGTTGCATCATCTAAAATATTTCTGACATCTTTTGATGTGCATTTTGTAAAGTCAGTCTTTGTAAACATTTTAAATGCTGCTTTTAATAATGTAGTTTCTTCAGCTTTTGTACGTCTTGTAATCTTACCTTCTCTTGATGTCACAAAATGTTTTATTATATGTTCGAGTGTATAAGTCTTTTTCACTTCTTGTAAACTATCAAAACACGACATTACAAAAACACTTTCAGGCTCATTGTTTAAGTTTCTTTTTTTGGTTTCTGAGCCGTTTACATTTTTATAACGTGCCGTTTTATTTTGCATATTATACTTAATCTCTTGGTCGCCAAGTTTGTAAGTATTTATATGTCCTTTTGTATATGTGTGTATCATTTTTTACTCCGCTAGTTTGTTATTAAAAAGTAAAGCCAACATAAACAAGTTTTTTAGCCTTAACAAAGACCTCCTTATTCATGTCGAAATAACTTGAGCATGAGAAATCTTTCTCAAGTTTGTTGTAATGGTTTTTTGTATAAACATCGTGTGCAGTTTCTTTTCTTTTGAAGAAACAATCTTTCGGTATTTGGTTTAAAGGATAGTAACCTGGTTCGTCTTTGTTTGGGTTGTACATTTTTTACTCCGCTAGTTTGTTAATATTTCGGCAACCTTAAAATCGCAAAAAGGCAGCACACGTCTATAATACCTGTTCCATAGTGATAGTCAAACTTAATCGTATAGCCACTTACAAACGAATAAAAAAACTGTTTGTAAAAAAAGACGTATGCCACCTGTAAAGGTAAAAATAAGTAAATCTTATGTTTTGAAATTAGACCTAAAACACTCAAAAAGTTTCGGCAACATTTCGGCAATATTGGACTATTTTTGGAAAAAAATAACGATATAAATTGAGAAATATTGCTTATAACTGGCAGATTTCTGGGATTTATTGTAGGTCGTATATTTAGTTGATTGTACGACTCGAAATCGTGTGCCTCTAAAAAATCAATTTGTAAACGGCAGAAAACTGCCATTCTTGGTACAGATATGTACCACCATTTTGGCAACTTTCGGCATTTTTCGGCAACATTTCGGNANCCATTTTTATTGAATATATCGTTCATAATATAAGTATAATTGTTGTATCATTAATAACAAGTTAAATTNNTGTAACCCCTTGTGAGCAGAGGAAACGAATAATTAAACACCAAAAATAATAGCCGTAACTTTGTACACATCTACGATATTTTTCTTGTTAATTTCCACATTTTTACCATCGCCAAAATCGGCAATTACGGAAACCTTGTTAATCGACTTGATGGCACACGTCTTGTATTGTCTTTGTGTAATTGTCTGCTCTTTTATACCCACAAACTTCTTTATCTTGACCTCTGTTTCGACAATAGCCACATCGTTATCATCGAGTGGTAAGTTCGGTCGGCATAGTGCAATATCCCCTGCCCTTAATCGACCAAGTGTGTCGCTTGGTATTTTTACTGCAATAAAATCGTCATGGTCAATGAGGTCTGTTTTTTTTAATGTGCGAAAGTTCGTTTCATCATCAATCGTTAAGACATCATCATTTGTTGTTTCAATAACAGGTATTTCACTAAATGATTTTTTAAGTGTAATGGCAGGTCGGCTCATATCTAAATTATCGAATATCTCATCAATGTTAATTTTTAATATCTGTGATATCTTTTCCAAGACACGATGATCTCGTGGTTTTTGTGTACCGATTTCGTATCGCATATATGTTGCTTGTGCGACACCTAATTCATTTGCTAAATCTTGTTGAGTGATACCTAGTTCATGCCTTGCCTGTGCAAGACGTGAAATCTTTTTGATTCCCATTTTATGCTCCCAATGTGTAATTATGCTTTTATCTGTTATAAACGAATAAATATAATTTACAAGAAGTTAAAATCTTATTAAATTTGTTAAATGACATTAAAAGATTACTTATTAGAACACGATTTATCATCCAGGCAATTTGCTATTTTGATGAACAAAAGCCACCCAACAGTCCTTCGATGGATCACAGGTGAGACAGAAATTAGTCTGCGTGACTCCTATAAAGTATTAGTCGTTACTGATGGACTTGTATGTCCACATGATTTTATAAATGAAATGGAAACAAGGGACTCCGCACATTGACGAATGGTAGAGCATTGGGAGCAGCTTTCGAACGCAAGGTTGCAATATTACTACATGAAGAGTTAGGTGGGGACTATCGTTTTAAACGTGACCTCGAGCAATATCGTGCATCCGATCATGGCGATCTGATCTGCGATACTGACTTCCCTTTTGTCATCGAATGTAAAAGACGTGGCGGTACGCAAAAGACGTACAGCATGGATTGGTGGGAACAGGTTAAACGTGCAGCAGATGCAACGAATAAACACCCTGTATTAATATATCAGCTTATGAGGTCGCCAATACGTTGTGTGATGGATTTAAGTTTGATTGTGAAAACAATGGGTGGGAATGCAACAGATTGTGAGTACCTAATAGAAATGCCACTCGAAACTTTCTGTATGATAGTAAGAGAAATGATACATGGTTGATTTAAGAATAAAACCAATCGTGTATTTAGGATGCCCATATAGTATGGGTGAAACATCTAATGCGGATGATAGGTCGCTACGTTACGAACAAGTCACAAGAGCAGCTAATATACTGTTTAGATCAGGTTTAAACGTCTACTCGCCTATAACGCATCACCATCAGGTACAAAAGCATCGACCAACAAAGATGACTACTCGTGAATGGCTGCAATTAGATTTTGGCTATCTTAGGCATTGTGAAATGTTATTTGTGTTAAAACTTGATGGGTGGGAAAAGAGTTTAGGGTTGATATCAGAGATCGAGTTTGCAAAAGATAATCAGATACCGATTGTTTATGTTGAGCCTAACCCTGAAATAATCGGCTCACGATTAATGTAGTAATTACGATTGCAACAACTACTACAATCTTACCTTTTTTTGTTAGTTGCTTAGTACCACAACCACAAGTTGTTCCATATAACTTAGCGATAATATTTACAATCGCATCTTTNNATTCTGTCATTGATTTCATATTTGACTCCTATTGTAGTGGNTTTGAGTTTTTAAGGTTTACTTCTTCCATTTGTAATTTTAGTAACTGCATCTCGGTTTCTAATACTGCTATATTAGTTTTCGTTTGTGCGATTGACTCGTTCATTGTGCCAATCTCTGTATTTTTCTCACGTAACTTGTCGCTAATCTTTTTGGACATAGCCTCTTTATACAATTCCATTTTCTCATAGACAGGTAACAAATCAACTTCTTGGCTAATTACATATTCACGTTCTTCTAGTGTGACAATTCTTTGTTCGATAACTCCCCATCCAAAACCTGCACCGATAATAACTGATACGCTACTGATGACCGCTATAAGTGCGGAAAAATGTTGTTTAATTAATTTCATGTAATCTCTCTAATTTAAATTTTAGTTCTGCTTGTTGCAGTCGATTTGTATATAGCTTTTTCTCGTGTGCAACTAATGGATCTATTGCCATTGAAACATTTTGGTAAAGCTGCCTGTTATCGACCAACACAGGTTGGTTTGTATATATATTCTTTGGTGCATAGAATGGTTGGTCTATTATGACTTGTTGGTTTTGGATAATGGTTTTTATTTTGTTAAAGTCTGCCATGACTATATCGCTAAATTTTACCACTACATTTACACTTGGTTTTTCTTGCTGCACGACCTCTACAGATGGTGTTTCTTCAATACTAATTGTTTCCTCAACGAGCATAACTTCATCATCAAGTGTTGTTTCTTCTATCACTTGTTCTTCAACAAATTCTTCTTCTTGTAACGGCTCATTATTTGGGAACTCTTGCAGCTGTTCATCGGTTGGTGTTTCCTCAACCATTTCTGTTTCTACTTCTTCGGTGTACTCTTGCTCTACGATAACCATTTCTTGCTCAGGCTCGGCAGCAGCTATTTCCTCATCTTCATAAACCATAGGTAGTGGCATTAATAATATATCTTCAGGCATTGGCTCATCGGAGTACATACTTAACATGGTGTCGTCTGTATATAAATCCAACATAGGTGTGTCCTCATACATACCTGTAGGCATATCCATTGGCATTTCCTCGATGCTTAGATCCATTGGCTCGTCAAATGTTATAGTTTCATCAAAACCAAACTCCGTAAATTCTTCCGATAAAAAAAAATCGTCATCAAATAATATTTCAGGTGCAATTTCTATAATCATCTCGGTATCAACAGGCTCTAAAAATATAAAGTCAAAATCTTGTTCGAACTCTAAGGCATCGAACGATAGACTTTCCTCTATATTACTTGCAATATCCGTTACATCTGTATCGAATGTTAGACTGAACTCATCGTACGTAACATAGAGTTCAGGCAGCCTTAAATCAGCTGCATAGTGTCCACTTGTGCCAGGTGCAGTTGCAGTAAACGTGCTAGTTATATCAAAATTGCTTTGTGTATTTGTTCCAACGACTATTGTGTTTGTGCCTAAATCTTCATAACCACAAGCATTCCAATTACTACAAATACCCTCTGATAAAATATTCTGCTCAAAAGTAGTGCCATCTGTGCCAACGATTGTGAGTGTAGATGTAACGCTTTGATTTGGTGTGTTGTTCCAATACCAGACCTCACTATTTAGTGTTGCACTAAAACCTGTATTTATTTCACTTTGTAATAAATGGTCATCTAACGATACAGTCGAGTTTACTGACCCACCATCTACAAATGCGATAATATTATCACCATGCCGTATTGACTGATTAGTACCCTGCCATTTTGCCGTATTATTGAAGTCATCCGTCAAAAGATTTGACGTTGTCGCTGCTATCGCTGACCATGTACTCGCCAACAATATAATATTGACCATTACACTCAATCCAAGAATTGACCCAAGTATGCATATTAGTATTTCTCTCATAGTTCTGTTGATTTGTTTTCGATACAGTCATGTCGCATTGTGATTTGATATTCGTTGACACCCTCACTCTCGATATCCTCAAGCATATGTATGGACTTTGTATAACCTGTAAGCATACAAGAATAATAGTCAGCAAATTTTATTGTATGCTCGTGACCTGGCATACAGCTATCCTCTGTTAAAGAACAGAAAAACATGATCAATATGAATTTATCCATTATCGACCTGTACTGTATTGGATTTCATTATCTTTATATTCTTGCAAAATTTCTTGTTGTTTTAGCCATATTTCATAGTCCCCACGTGTTTTGGGATGTTTGGTATATATTGCCAATGCTTTATCACCGATTAAAGATTTACCATCAATATTGATTGGGCAAAAACTCTCTGCTTGGTGCATGGAGTGAAATAATTCAGGGCTATGTGAGCATACCAGACTAATGGCGGCTATTTTCATGCCTAAGTCAGAAAGTAATTTT